ATTCTATCAAGTGCAGATTCTCTAACTTGAAGTGTTTTATTACCCCAAATGATTGTACCGGTATCAGAGAAGGTTGCAATTGGATTAATTCTATTTTTATAAAGTTCATCTCTTTCATCAAGAGTTAACTTCTTATAAGCTTTTATTGAGTTTACGATACCTCTTGAATAACCAGCTACTGCGAACCATGGATATGAAACATTGTCAGTTAATGCAATATTTTTTACAACTTCTGCGGTAGGAGGAATATACAATTGTGTTGAATTATCAATATCACGTATTTGAATCCAAGGCCAATATGTTGCTGAATAGTTTGAATCCAATCCAATAGTGTCCATATCATCAATGACATCTTGTGCTGTTTGTCTATTTTTACTGTTAATGACATACAAAGAATCGGCTCTATCATTTTCAACCATATCAATTGCTTGAGTAACTAAAGACTCATGGTCAAAGAAGTTAATACCTGGAGTTGCAAATACATTAATATCAATCGCTTCAGGATTTGAAAATGTTTCAATACCCGATAAATAAGAATAATAGTCAGAGTTACCCGCATTTATATCAAACACACCGCCATTAGTTGTGTTTCCACTCAAATATAATGTTTTACCGAATATAAACCTATCATCAAATGTTCTAACACTTCTATATATATCCCAACCATCAAAACCACCTGCAGTTGCAAAAGTGAATTTTCTATAGTTTATAGAATCTAAAAGACCCTTATCTGTTCCTTCTAAATTATATGGTGTACATGTAAACATTTTACCTGATACAGTCAAAGTTGATGTGATACCTGTTGCGTTTACAGATAAATGAAATCCTTCTGTGGATCCTGTAGCGGATTTTCCTTTATACTTGAATAAATCTCTATCATGTAGGAAACCTGCTTGAGTTGATAAACCTAAACTAACTTTTTTTACTTTATCACCATTAGATACTACAGGGTCACCATTAAGGTCATCGTACATAGTTTCACCAGCAATAAAGTATTCTGTTTTATATGTAGTTGCACCTATAACACTACTTCCGTTATTATATGATGGGAATCCTTTAAATCCCGCAGGAAATGCATCTGTTGGGTGATTCTCAACCATTGTTAACATGATGTACTTTGATTTCAATTCGTAATTACCGTCAGAGGTACCTACTTTTCTTGCAACATATCCAGGTAAGTTAGGGTCCATAGAACATCTTGAAAATTTTTCAAGTGCCACCATGTTTTCGTCGGTATCATTAAAATCACGAACAATTAAATCAAATTCAAGTCTATCAAAATCGATATTTGCAACCATTATCTTTACTTGTGAGTTTGATGAATCTCCATCAGATATTGTAACAACTTGAAACAAATCATCTACTTTATTACCTCTCACTTCTGAAACCACCATTGGAGATACTGAAGTGTCCCACTCTTTTACGAATTTATTTGTTTCATCAAAAACAGAAACAGTAGTTAAACCTGTAATTGTTCCTTGTTCAAACGAACTTCTTAAGTAGTTTGGATAAACTTCATGTACATAAACAGGATAATCAAGATATGATTTATCAAAAACTTCAGTACCTAGTACTTTGGTTATGAATTTTGATGACGATTTGTTTAAATTACAAACAAATGTTTTATTTCCAAAAGGTGATGTCACAGTTAAAGTAAAATCAGATAATGGATCAGACGCAATTGTTACACCTGACATTGTAACGTCAGTTGCTGCATATGTTACAGTAGCACCAGTAGTAGAATAAAAACCTCTTGCTCTTAATGATGCAACCGCAACTCCATTACTTGCTTTAATTGAATAAGTTTCACCGGCTCTGTAACCTGTCAAACCTAAAATTCTTGTAACAAATAATTGATTTGATTCTTGAAGATATGATTTAGCCACATATGGTAACTCATATCTTGGATTACCATCACCGTCTTTTACAGCGGAACTACCACCGAAATATGTTCTAAACTCATCGTAATTACTAATTAAGACTGGTTCAAAAGCGGGACCCTTCAAAGTCTCACCTACCAATCCTAATGTTGTGACACCCACACTTTGCGCCACAAATGTTAAATCTTTCTCTGATGTATATACACCAGGTGAAACGAATACTCTGTTTGAATTTGCCATTGATTGTTATTTGGTTAAAATTTTATTACTATTATACTATAAATATCATTGATTTTACCAAAGATTTCCGTATTTTTAACATGAAAGATAGATTTATATCTTTTTGTATCTTAATTTATCTATGAAAGAAAAAACAATATATAAAAACGTAAAAATTAGTGAAAAACATCACCAATTACTTAAAAGTTATTGTGATAAGAATGGATTTAAAATCCATAAAGTTATAGAAAAGTGGATTGACGATATTAGTAAACCGAAAAAACGAGAAAAAGATTTATATGACGAATAGATTAATGTAAATAAGTTACACCTATTCTTGAACCAACAACAGGAGTATATAATAGTGTAACTTGTTTAATTCCCGATATTTCGTAACCCGCACCTTCCTCTTCCACAAGACCATTAATATCCAACGTTATTATATCACTAATTCCGTTTTGTAATGTGAATGTTAAAGATGAACCATCATATGTAAAGTTTTGGTTAGAAACCAATATTGGTTTACCATATGAATCAATAAAGATATTATTTTTTGCTCTTGAATATTTTACCGTGATGATATCCCCTTCATCCGGAGGTTCGTTAAATGATATTTTTGAAGTTCCTGAAACATGAAAGTAATCAATATCCCTATCTTGTACCAAACCATTTGTTGCAACATTATATAAAACACCAATATTTTCACCGACACCGAATAATGTTTGTACTCCGTTACCCGTAAATGTTGCAAGAATGATTTCTATTGTCTTGTTTATATATTTTTTTTGTATGTTATTAGATTTCACAAATTCGTTCATTAATAAAAATCTACTTATTGCTGGTTTTACTTCAAACTCTTCACTATCAACTAAGAATCCTAACATGGTAAACTTATAGTTTTGAATATAAAATCTACGACTTTCTAAAGAATCCATTGGAGTACTATCGTCAATACTATCCAAAACAATTGGGATATAATGACCTTTTACTGTGGTATAAGACTGTCTTGAAGAAAATTTTTGTAAAACTATTTTATTGAATTTACTTAAATCTCTAAATTTTGTACAAACAATAGTGACTTCAAAAGATATATCTACCGCAACTGGTTGTGGTATTTTATAAACATCAGCACCTAATTGAGTACCATTCCATGTTGGTACTGAAGCATAATAAAATGTCTTTCTATCTGGTATTGTTCTTTGTGTTACAGGATTTGTACCTGGCTGAACTTCGGGTTTTCTAATTACAGCAATGAATGGTAATTTTACATTACCATCATCATCTGAGAATTGCCAATTATTTGAAAATTCTGCCCATCTTTGTATCGTTAAAATCTTTGGTATGATAGGTATTTTTTCACCATCAGAATTGATAATAAAGTTTGATTTAACAAACTCCAACATACCCATATCTAAATCGTCATGTAATATAGAATCAGGTAAGAAAGAGTCCGATTTGGTTATCCTATCAAGAAGTTCTTGTCTTCTGTCAATAATTTTTTGACCTGGACGACTTTCCTCGGTTTCGTAAACATTAATGTTATTTTTCCTTTTAGGTATTGCCATATTATAATCCTCTAAATTCAGATTCTTGGACTGAAGCACATTCAATTGTTACGTAATGTGGTTTAAATCCAAACATTTTATGTTTATTATCGGCCTGAATTCTACCATCATTCACCACTTGATAAAAACGTACTTTTTCTTCACTTTCAGCATAACCTACATAATCACCATATCTAATTTCCACACCTAAATCACTTAAATGTTTTAAATAAATTCTTATAGTTAAATTACCAGGTTCTATATATCTTACAACTCCATTTTTATATGAAGAATTCTTTGCTTCTGCAATTTGTACTAAACCATTAACTTCAATAGGAGGAAAAAATTTTATTTCGTCTTTTCCAACCTCACCATATACTGAGTCGGTATCGGTTTTTTGTCTATCCACCCTATACAATACAAACTTCATGTTCAAGTCTCCATGTAGATATTCTTGACCCATTTGTATATTGATGTCAAAATCTTCTTGTGAGAAGAATTTAGATAATCTCGTAATTGGTAGTTTATTCTCCATATCTCTATAAATAGTTTAATCTTATAATCTATTTATTTATATTTTATAATATTTGATACATGATACCAGAGATAGAAGCAAGAGATATATTACAAACATATGAGGGATTCAATAACCAACTTTTAGATTGGAAGAGAAAATTTATTGACGTAAAAAATTTTAAATTAACGAGACCTCAATCAGATTATGTTTTAAAGTATCAAAATGTAAAACCTAAAGTCGCAAGAAAATATATTAATATTGTTCAAAGTTTCGGTGATAAACTTATGGAAAGTAAATTACTTACAAAACCACCAGAAAAAATTTGGTGTGAAAAACTTTTATGTGAGTCTGATAAAGCGTTTCATATTTGGGGTAAAGTTTTAGATACCGAACAAAATCACGCATTTTGGATTCCAAAGATTGCAGTTGTTCAAGAAGAAAAAAAACTAAATAGAGTTATTGATTATTCCAAATATGGAACAAGACCACCAATGGAACATCAAAAAATTGCAATAGAAAAATTATTAGCGAATGATAAGTTTATACTAGCCGATGACATGGGATTAGGAAAAACAACTTCCGCGGTTATTGCGTCTTTAGAGACTGGTGCTAAAAAAGTTTTAATAGTTTGTCCAGCATCTCTCAAAATAAATTGGGATAGAGAAATTAAAAATTATACAGATAGAAAAGTCTTGATTGTTGAAGGTAGAAAATGGGGATCAACATTTGATTATTATATAATAAATTATGATATTATTAAAAACTATCATTCTACAGATAATAGTGAGGATAGTGACGATTATAAATTACTTGTAAATGCGGGGTTTGAATTGGCAATTGTTGATGAGGCACATTATATTTCAAACAATACAGCACAAAGAACAAGATTATTAAATGATGTTTTAGGAAAAATACCAAGAGTTTGGTTATTGACAGGAACACCAATGACATCGAGACCAATTAATTATTTTAATTTATTAAAAATTGTTGATTCTCCTTTAACATTGAATTGGCAAAGTTATGTTCGTAGATATTGTGCCGGATATCAATTCAGAGTAGGTAATAGAAAAGTTTGGAACACAAGTGGGGCAAGTAATTTAGACGAATTAAGAGAACAAACTAAAAATTTAATTTTGAGAAGAATGAAAACCGACATTCTTGATTTACCAGAAAAAATGATTTCACCTTTGTTTCTTGAATTAACAAGTAAAATGTACGATGAAGAATTAGAAGATTTCATGAGAATTACTAATGATAATAAAGAAAAGGAAACTATAAGTGTAACCCTTAATCGTCTTATGAAAATAAGACAATTGATATCATTTGAAAAAATACCATATACCTGTGAGATAATTGATAAGTGTATAGAACAGGGTAAAAAAGTAATTGTGTTTACCAATTTCACTATGACATTGGATATGATACATGAAAAATATAAAAAAAACTCGGTCGTATTAGACGGAAGAATGTCAAAAGAAAAAAGACAAGACTCTGTTGATAAATTTCAAACTCAAGATAAAACAAAAGTATTCATATCTAACATAGTTGCCGGTGGAGTTGGAATTACACTTACCGCAGCTGAGGTTGTTATTATGAACGATTTATCATTCGTTCCTGCTCATCATAGTCAAGCGGAAGACAGGGCATACAGGTATGGTCAAAAAAATAGTGTACTTGTTTATTATCCAATATTTGAGAATACAATAGAAAAAATTATATATAACATATTACAAAAGAAAAAAGGTATAATAGATCAAGTAATGGGGGACGGAGAATATTCGGAATCCTTTAGTAAAGACTTAATTAAACAACTTCTTTAGTTCCATATATTTTTCATTCACTAACTTTTCTAAATTCTCATCATCATAATCAAAGATATTAATATTGATTTTTTTAGTTTCAATATCGTAATTAATATAATTTTCACCTTCTTCTCTAAATAAAGTGAATTCTAAGTTATTTTTACTACAAATGACTAGCATGTCATTTAATGTGTTTGTTATATTTTGATTAGACATAATACAAAAAATAAACTATTTATTATAATAAATCAATTTATGTCGTCAATAATTACACAAGAAGATAAAGAAAAATTATATACTCAGATTTTCCATCTTTTAGGTATGCCAGTCCGTGGTGTAGAACTAACAGAAGAACAAATGGACTCTTTTTTGGAATTGTCCATATCTGAATATGAACAATATGTAAATGACTGGTTAATAGAATCTCAATGGTCGGCGTTAGCTGGTTTAGATTTAGATAATCAATCATTAACTCGTGCTTTTACAACAAGAAGTTTAGATTATGAGACACAATATTCTCATTCATATTCAAAAATTGTTGGTTTACAA